CAGGCAGGGCTAAAAAAATAGCCTTGGCCTGCGCCGGTTATCCTAATATCTTATATTAAAGGAGGTATATGATATGTCAAAACTTTATTACCCTGCAGTTTTTCACGAAGCTGAACCGGATGAAACAGGTTACTGGGTAGAATTCCCTGATCTGCCTGGTTGTTTAACACAAGGTGAAACACTGGAAGAAGCTGCAGAAATGGCAGAAGATGCACTGGGCACCTGGTTTGCGCCGAATTCGTTGGAACCAGCTCAGGAATTTCCGAAACCGTCAAATCCAAGCGATATCAAATTACAAGGTCGTGATTTTGTTTTAATGGTCAAATATGATGGTGTCGAATGGGCCAAGCGGTATAACAACAAGGCCGTCAAAAAGACACTTACAATTCCGGCATGGCTGAATGATCTCGCCGATAAAAACAACATCAATTATTCACAGACACTGCAGGATGCGCTTATTAAAAAACTAGGTATTTAAAACAATATGGTGCATGTACAAAAACCACTCACTCCCTGAGGAATGAGTGGTAATTTTATGTTTAGACTTCGCGCAGCGGTCCTGCATACAGCCAGATTTTACGACCTCCTACATTTGCCTGTACTGAATTTGTAGGTACATCTACCGCAAGCACCTTAAATTTCTTGTCACATTTCCAGTAATCACCTACGCTGAAAACTTGTGACTTTGTTTTCTTACCGTTCTTATTGCATTTGGTAAGCGGTCCCGCCTGAATGGAGTTACCGCCGTTCCCGGTCATCTCCTCGCACCAGATGCTATCCATGTTGGCCAATACCTGGTCTACACTATGCACTCCTGTAATGACGAAGTATTCTCCTTTATGCAAAATCTGATCAGGCTGTCCCGGTTTCGCAGGCTTGGAAGGTTTCTTATGTTTTGCAGGTTTGTTCCCTGGCTTCTGCTCTGTGCTGTTTGCTTTCAGCTGGAAGCCTTCTGCAATGCCGTCTACAATGCCCTGTGCGATGGATTCCTTATTTGCCTGATATTCGGCCATGTCAGCCTTATTGTCAATGAAGCACGTCTCTAACAAGGCGGAGCTGATGCCTAAACACTTGCATGTATAAATCACCAGCCAGTTTGTCACCTTGACACCGGAGCCACCACGCTTCACGAAGTGCTTTCCCAGCTTGTTCATGATGGCCTGCTCAACATCAGTATACTTCTCACTGTCTGTTACAAAGATTTCTGTTCCGTGTCCGGATCCATCGAATGCATTGAAATGTACTTCCAGCACATAATCATACTTACTGATTTTGAATGTACCGTTCTGCACATCATAGAATGCGCTGCGATTTTGATTGTATACATCCACAATTGCATATTTTCTCAGTTTTGGAGCAATCAGGTTGACTAACTCTCTGGTGAGGTTAGCTTCTTTGTATCCACATCCGGAAGCTCCTTGATCGCCTGCACCATGCCCTGCAATAAGTAATATTTTCATTATTCTTCGTCCTCGCTTTCTTTGTTAATAAGTTTGTCGGCAACAGCTAAGCCGTTGCTCAAAACTTTTGGTACGTTAAATCCCGCTTCAACGAAGTTTTCACAGATGGAGCGTGCTTCATTCACAATCAAGCTTGCCAGTACGAACCATCCAAGCAGTGTTGTAATCTGCAAGTCTACACCGATTATCTCACCGATTTCGATCAAGCCTGCTGCAACCATAAATGCAAACGTGATCATGATCCAGTATCCAATCTTTTTAAGTACTCCTTGCCAACCCTTTACTGAATTTTCTTTTTTCATGATTCTTGACTTCATCCAACCTGTTACCCAGTCTGCTATATTAAGTGCAAGGAACAACGCAAACAGATACCAGTGTTCTCCGAATATCACGCTGATAACTGCTATAACAGTGCCCACAAATGCGTTGTAGTTATCTGTGATTGTTTGTGCCATATGTTTCATATACCTCATCTCTTTCCGCCATTCTTGGCAATATGTAGGGCGTTTAACGCACGCCCATGCGAGATACTTGGATCACCCCCTATCCGGCTTTTATTTCATCAGCCTGTTTCTTCGTTATCATCCCACCAGCTATAAATATTTCCAGATCACTGTCTTTATAGATTCCGGCATCATAATACTCTTTGATCCAACGATACATCATACTGCATCACCTGCCTTCAGCTTTGCTAATTCAAGCAGGACAGCAGCATTGAATCTTTCCTGCTCGGACAATTCCGGCTCGATAGGCGGGAAAAGCTCTTGTTTTTCCTCTTCTGTCAATAGTACAGCATTTCCATCCAGCAGTCTGTAATTGTATCTTCCCTGCTCATCCATCAATCCAGATTCCAGATAATTCCCTTGTGCGTGAGTAAAGCGATCCCCTTCGCCTTCATCGATCAATGCATATCCATCTATGCTTTCCATGAATATCTCACTATTAACCTCTGTTATCAAAGAATCAGAATCAACCTTAACGTATACTTTTACCACATCGATACCTCCTTAATAGATTTCTGCGTCTGCCCAATACTCTCGACCATGCACCCTCAACATTCCAGCTGCAGAAGCACTAAAGCTAAAACGCACTCGATTTGTAAAACTTGCATGTGTGATCTTCTCACTTGTTATATTGGTCAGTGTCCCTGCCGCTTTTAACGTCAATGTTGGATCTATTCGCATGTCAACTGGAATCGACATCATATTAGAGAATGAATTTGATGCTGCGTTCATCGTGTAATCAACATATATGTATCTACCATATCTTTGGCAAAGCATAAGTTCCTCTGCATATGGTCTTGGGACAAGCGATGTCGCAATCTCTCCAAGCTCTAATTTTGCATAATCTATATATACGTCTGAGGTTATACCCGGTGAAGAGATTATTATCTGCAAAGATTTGACATCATCGAAATCTGCATCACTCACTACATCGAAGGTCATCTTCATGATCGTATATTTGTTTGCTGAAATCGTGTGTGTCTTTCTCGCTAACGATACAGATGGTTTATCACTCGAATTATACAAGATCGTTGCTGATGTGCTGATCTCTTGTACATTGCTCGATATTATTTTCACGCTCAATGTCAATTTCTTTCCTAAGATCTTACGTATAATAGAATTATTCAATTCTACATGTTGAAATATCAAAAACTTACATTCACCAGCGGTTGATGAAATTTTCATCCTTCTACTACTATTAGTTATAGTATATGGCACATATCCATCAGAAGCATTCATATAAGCAATCCATCTGTCTGCTGTATACATCCTATTGCTAGTTATATTAAATTCATTTCCTTTTTGCCACACTTGAAAATCACCATTGATTAACAGATTGGGATTGCCGATCTGCAATAAATTATCGTATAGTTCTTTACCCTTTGGTGCAGATAATGCGTATGTAGGGTCTTCGGTCGTGAAATCATCTGCGATATTTACCGTTCCCGGGTTCCCTTGCGGTCCCTGTGGTCCTTGTGGTCCTGCAGGACCGGTTTTCCCTGTGTCTCCTTTAGGCCCCTTGAAATTTCCAACTAAAACTTTAGCCATACATGCCCCTCCTTATCCTGGTATATCCATGTAGATATTACCATTCTCATCTACTTCAAATGTCGGTGGTGCTGCAGAATCCGCATAATAACAATACAGATTTCCAGCCGCATCTCCAACAAATGTGAACACGCCATTCGCCGGTGTTATCACACCGCTATCACCACGTTCCCCTTTTTCTCCTTTTTCGCCAGGTATCCCCTGTATCCCTTGCGGACCTCTTGGCCCGATGAATTCCCCTGTATCCAATGCATTCTGAATATATGCTATCTGTTCTTTTTGCTTCTCGATCAGTTCAGACGCCGGTGTTTCAAATTCCGAATCCATATACTGCTTCACGAAGTCTGCAACTGCCTTCTGCCATTCATCTTTACTCGGAAGTATGACAGTCCCATTCGGTGCCGGTGTACAGCGTGCTGCTATTTGTTGCGTAACTTCGATATGAGCAGCATCCTTTGGATCTGTCATTTCTATCGCGATAAAGATGATTCCATCCTGCCCGAATGCTTCCGCAGGTATCTTGAATACTTTATTGCTATATCTCGCAATCGCCACAGAGTACACGCCATTTTTTTTATACCATCCGATTTTCGGTGCGACGATATAATCTTTGTATGCATCCGTATCATTGATATATTGTACAGGCACATCTGCCGAACCCTGCGCTGGGATGATTTCCGCATCTAATGTCAATGTCAAGCCTTTCCGTGTCACTTTGATCATCACTCTGCCTCCTTTCGTCAGATGTCATAATTCATATCAATAAACTTACCTTTCGTTTTCATAGTCACACCTAAAATAGAGTTTATACGGATATGATTGTCTTCATTAAGGTTTAAGAATATATCATCCTTGGTTATAGAAATCGATGGTCTTGATAACAAGTCGGTATTGTTGTCGAAAATACCAATTCTTATCAGATCTTCACTCAATATGATTACTGTATCTTCTTTTTCTCCGAGCGTTATTTGACTTATTCTTCCTGCTTCATAACTCAAATGTAGATTACGCCCGATATAAGCATCATACTCTGTTGTAAGTTTACCCTTGAATGTCCCCGATTCCATCGTTACATTTTTCATGACTGCATCAGCGCATCTCATGATTCCATCTTTAGCAACTGAAAAATTATTTCCTATCTCTATCGTTCCTCCGATGATCTTGCTACCATTTATGGTAGCACCTGATATCGTTCCCGCAAAACTTCCATCCTTCATTCGTAATTCTCCGGTATCCAGATTCAAATAAAATTTTCCATTCCTGTCTGTCAGTATACCGGTGATCACATAGTCCGCATTGATCGCTTCGAAATCTATCGCCGTTCCCCATTTCCAGTCCGTATCCGTCTCATTGCGTTTTTTAGCGATCTGTATGCCTTGTGTACCTATACAGAGCGCTCCATATGTAGGAGATGATTTGTCGATATCTTCGAATAGGATCGCACGTACATCCTGCCTTTTGGCGATGTCCTTTTGAGCCTTTAACGATGTCATCATGAGATTTACGACACCGGCAATACGCTGCGCCATGATCGTGTTGCTCACTTTATCGTATATGGTATCTACGATATGCTGAGTTTTCGATAATCTATCAAAATAATCTTCTTTATGATCACCCAACGTAAGAGATGTTACGCTATTGGTTATCCCGTCGTATACTAATTCGATGACACGAGGTGTCGTTTCGATCTTTAACCTACGATGGGATACATGTACCGTATCTCCAAGCGACACTCTCACTAATTCACTATATTCCTTATATAAGTCCGTTTTGGAAAGATCTACCATCTGAACGTTGTATGTGATGATCGGCATATCTACTTTATTGATCGTATACTCACGTTTCGCTCGCTCTCGTAGCTTTTGATAGAGGATCGCTTTTGTATCGCATATCGTGATGCCGTTTTCTTCATCGCCTTCCTGGGCATCCTCTTTCAACTTGATATCAGTATACTCAAATACCACCGGCGGAAATCTTCGTGGCTCATACTTTTCTATATTCGGCGAATCGACCGTTTCATTGTTAGGAAGCATATGACCGTTGTATGCCTTTGGGCGTATTCTGGTAACCACTTCCGACATATCGATTTTTTCTTCAACACCCGTTAGATTGAACCCGAATTCAGCTCGCATCCCATTATCAGCTCCGGCACGTTTATTCAGATAAATCTCATAATTCTTATAGATCGGTTCGCCTCCCCATCTATTCAAAAATGCATTATCATTGTCTCCGCTGATCGCTTCATTTGCACACATTTCCTGATAATAAGCACTATTCGCTTTCGATATATCGGAATATCCTTTGTACTTCGTATCTTTAAACATGATATTCAATGCATCCTGTGCAGTTTTATTCACGACGCGAGTGTCGAAGAAATATATATCATTCGTAAGAAATATAGGTATTGCATAGGCTTCGATAAAGTCATCATTCTTATCCACTTCATTGATCATGAATAACTGCCGCTTGCCGATGGGAGTGTCCATGCTTAGGATGGCATTTTCTACAATACCCTCCATATTCTCATCCAATGGATTTCTGAGCGTTACCACCCATTCTCCTTTCAGCTTCATCTTCAACTCACACGTTATGGGTTTCAGATTATAATCTCCATTATAATCAAAATTGCGATTTCCCGGTTTATATACCTGGATCATCATATACACCTCCAGTTTGGTTGTATGGTCAGTGTGAATTTTGCCGGATCGGATATTGATATCTTATTTTCTCCTTCGATCAGTAGCATGTCTTCATATTCTCCACTGATAGCAGTATTGTGCAATGTCCCGTCACTACGGTACGCTATCCTACGATATGTATCGATGGTAAGGTTTTGTCCTACGTTTGCCTTTATCGCATGTCCGTTGACCGTCAACGTGCACACTCCCTCACCCTTTATAAAATAAACAGGTGTCGTTTCTTCGTATGGATTATCCTTTATCTGTTGTGGGTCATATAGTTGTATGCCTGATAATAGGTAGGTGTACGGGTCTAATGTAAGATTCACAGTAAACCTTCCTATCCTCAACGAATTTCTGGCATTGGTAGATACTTCGACTTTTTTTATCCTGTAGTATACAGATCTGTCATCGCTGAAAGATAATCTTTTTCCAACGGATGTAAGCAACCAGCGTTTCGCCATCCGCCATACATTGTTCCAATTATCCGGGGATGTCATATAGTTCAATTCTACAGATATCGTGATGTCTTCATAATATCCTGTATCCTCATACAGCTTACCGTCCCGTCCTGGAAGTCCTTTTTCGTTATATCGTTTTTGCGGTGACGGGACATCCGGACGCTTCACGACGTATAGACGCAAGGTTTCGCTGCATTCATCATTTAAAAACATATGGTACATGACATCATCCTCCTGTCACTATACTTTTGAATGTCTGGTTTCTGTTCACACGTTTAACTACCATCTGTTCGATCATTCTGCTATCCAGATATACATTTATCTGATTCACCTGTTCACTTTCTAAGATTGCCTTTGTATTTGACAAGAAGGTGCCGTCTACACCGAACATCTCACTTTGTGCCCGCTGCATGATTGCAGAATTATCCTGCAAACGTTCCACCATACCTTTTCCCATATCAGTGATCGTGGAAAACAATTTCTTTTTCTTGTTTTCTACACCGTTTATCGTTCCGATCGTGAAGAAATCACCTGCTTCAAACGCGGCTTTCGATGGAGAATTTTCTTTTAGAGAGTCGTGCAAAGCCGATATCATCATAAGCCCCATATTCGATACTGCACCAAACACTTCTCCCGCTCTGTTGTTTACTCCGTTCTTCAATCCAAGCGCATAATTCTCTCCGGCATCCGTGTATTTCCATGTATTTCCATCCAGCACCGCATACCCTTTATCTGCAAGAGCCTGCCATGCGGCTTTGGTCTGCGGTGTACCGTCATCGATACCCTTTTTCGCTTTTTCTGTTTGTCCGAATGCAGCACTGAGGAATTGATCCTCATTTTTCTTATAAGCATTCAACCCGGCAGTACACATCGTTTCCCACAAGGTTGCATGTTCTGGAATGGCATCTGTTACGACGCCCAGTTCGTCTTTTAACTGTTTTTCCAGAGTTTTTAACTGCATCTTGCTGGCTTCCACTTGATTTTTCACAGCTTCATCTTCACTGTTCTTATTTTCTTCAACATAACGTTTCAGCATATCGATCTGTTCCTGCGTAGAAAGCTGTAAACTCTTTCCGTTTTCCTTATATGTATTCGCCACATAGTCTACGATGTTTTTTTGACTTTCAGCTGTCCCTTTTTCCATTTCTTCCATCAGATACTTCTGCTCAGCTATCGTTTGCGTATATCCATCCACAAGCTCTTTTTTCTTTTCGTAATTCTTTTTATACTCTTCCAATTCACTATTCAATCTACTTTTTGTTGCGTCATAATTTATATTTCCATCTCTAAGGCCATTGTCCTCCATCTTCTTGATTTCTGCTTCTACTTCAGCTCTTTTCGCCAGATACTCATCCTCGGCTTTCATCATATCTCTGGTGGCCTGTGCATTCTTTTTGACAGCCTCCGTATATTCGTCCATACCACTATCGACAAGTGCTTGCGCCTGTTTCTTCGTGATCAGATCATCGATGTTTTTCATCTGTTCCTTATAGCTGTCAATGATGTTTCCATTCATCTGCAGTTCTGTTCCCAATGCATCGTTCAATTCCCCGAGGATTACTCGTGCGCGGTCTTCATAGCCTTTTTTCACTTCACCGTTTGCAGATGTGATGCTCTCCAGTTCTGTCTTCAACTGGGCGTAATATTCAAAATTTCCATATATCCCCTCAACTGCCTCCTCCTGCGCAGCCTGCATCTCTTTCCAGGCATCTATCTGCTTCTGTGTTTCCTCGCTGCTCTTCTTTATCGCTTCTGTGGCGGCATCTGTTTTTTGCGAAAAGATGAACATTGCGGTTCCTGCAGCTGCTGCCACACTTGCCAGCGTCAATAAAGGGTGAGCAGCAATGAGTGATCCCAGACCTCCCAGTGCACTTGAAACTCCAGGAATGTCTGCTGTTGCAAGCTTCGTCAGACCACCTGCTATATTTGTAATGGAATCTTTGAATTTCGAAATCTTGTTTACTGCAAATGCAGTCGTGGCAGCTGTACCCAATGTAACGAGGGCACCCTCGACCAATGGCAGATTGTCGATCATCCATTCTACGCCGCCTTTTAATACCGGCATCGCATCCTGGATCATAGGTTCTAGGAGATCGGTCTGCAATGTCCTTCCCAAACCTCGTAACTGACTTTCTACAGTCCCGTATTTGATATCCTGTATCTCCTTCATCTTTCCACTGACATCCGAAAATTCATCTCCGACACTGGTCAATGATTCCACGAACTTTGCATTCGCGTCCTCTCCCATCGTACCGAATGCAGTTGCTGCTTTTGTGAGCTTTTTCTGTTGATTTGTCGTTTTTGCTATATCTTTTACGATAGCGTCGATAACATCTTTCTGTGTAGCACGCCCATCTTTCCATGCCTTGAAAACTTTTCCCGTTTCCGAAGAAAACATATCCAAAGAATCCTCTATCGTCCCATCCGCAAGTCGTGTCGTTACCTCGTTTATCGCATCGTTGATTTTATCCAGATTGTAAGCACCGTTTTGTGAACCATTCTTCAGCAACTGAAAATAATCATCCGCGCCATAACCAGCCTGAGCAAACTTACCGGCATATTCCGAGATGTTATCTCCGAGTTCATCCGTATAGTTCAGCCCATTTTGTGCTCCCATAGCGATCAGATCCATGGAATCTTCCGCAGAGAGACCAAATTGGTACATCAGCTGTTTAGTTCCTCGCAGCGTTTCGTTGAAGTCCATGTCGAACGTATCTTCCAAAGTCTTCACACCTGCTGTTACGTTCTTCAAATCTTCATCATCCAGATCGGACATCTGCTGTTTTACGCGTGCCATAGAATCCGCGATATCCTGTAAAGAGTCTCCATAATCATTATTATAGAGTTCTTTCATCTCTTCGTTATACCGTTTCATTTCATCCGCAGATGCTCCTGTTGCCGCCTGAAAGCTTGCACTCGCCCCGTCACTTTGTGTAATGAGTTCTTTTAGGCTTCCGGCAAGCGACTGGATGCCATCAGCTGTGATATCCGCCATCGCACCTTTCATGATGGTAAAGCCATCACCTGCATCCTTCGCACTGTCTTCTACTTCATCCAGGGCTCCAGCAAGTTGCTTCGATTCTGTCCGGACCGCAGACAAACGTTGCTTGTTCGTTTGTAGATGTTTGGATAGAGCTGTGATCTGTGCAGCCAGCTGCTGCGTCTCTCGATCGTCTTTCCCTTTTGCGAGGGCCGCTTCCTGATAGGCTCTCTGCAGCTCAGACAGCTCCTGTTGCTGCCTAGCGATATCTTGCGTCAATTCACCTAGCTTACTCGATGCATTTTTTTCAGCTGCTGATAATTCATCCATCTTTTTCGAATTATCAGCAATTTGATTCTTTAAAGCTTCACAATATCCCTTCGTTTCGTTGATGGACGTCCCCAACTTCGCCATCACATCTTCTTGCTTGCGCAGCGCATTCTCTGCTTTTAATGCTTCTGCAGAATTTTCACCATATGCCTTCGTGGCATTTTCCAACCCTTTTTTTAGATTGCCTAGATTCTCACTCTGTTCCTTATATTCTTTTGACAGAACGGATACTTTCGTATCTTGCTCCTGCAATTGTTTTTTCAATATCTCGTTCTTGTCCTGCAAGAAATCAAGAGAATCCGAATTCCCATCATATTTTTTCGTGAGGAGATTCATCTCCGATCCGAGCAGTTTCAATCTTCCGTTGATTTTTTGGATCTGATTGTTGAATTCTCTTTCTCCTGTGATTCCTATACGTGGCCCGATATCATATCCCATATCTCTTCACCTCACTATTTCAATGACGGGATGAAATCCCCATTTATTTCACTATCAGCTTCCGCATATCCCTTGATACGCTGATACATTTCTACAATATCACTCAGCTCACCGATCGGCATGTGTGCAAATTCATATTCCTGCATGCCGATCATGCGAGCCCATACAGATAAACAAAGGTAGTGATCGTCAGTTCCCTTTTCACCTTTTTTTACTTTGTTGTTGATTCTTTTTTTTTCGATTTGACGAGCGTACTGTACATCGCCTCCGTCAATATTCCGGAATCTTCATATCCAATATCTGCATATAAAGATTCTTTATTCGGGATATCCAGTATCAGTTCCTTTCCATCCTGCTGCTTGATCTTCTTTCGGTTACAGTACTGGATACCTTCGCATATCATGATATACACGATATCCTTTACAAGTCTTATGCTATTTTTTTTAAATTTTTCAGGTTCCAATAAACAGTCCACCATTTTTGTGACCGGAATATATTCATCCTCGATTTGTTCTGCTGCATTCAAGGAGAATACGAGGGGATATGTCTTCCCCTCGATACTGAGTAATGATATTCTCATGTCCATCTACCTCCTTTATGCATCTGTTTTTCCGCATTTGTATTCCAAGTACAGAGCAGCTTCCGCTCTTGTCTGGAACCATGCGTCCATCATCCAAGGATGCTCATATTTATCATCTACCAGATCACTGCGCATAACTGTTCCGGTGATCGTCGGTGTCTGCCATTCGATAGATTCCCCTTTCGTCGTTGCCGCTTGTTCCGGAACATTGAAGAACACCTTCGGCAGGAATACTGCTCTGTATTTTGTGACATCATTGTTTTGATGTGCTTCAATTACACCGATACCCAAATACGGAGCTACACGTTTATCGTCATAAATGCCTTCTGTCGCATTTTTATCTGTGTTATATGTGAATTCTTCCGTTCGGATACCCAGTACCTTTTTCGATGCCTCTTGCGTCAGGTCATCTGTTGTCAGTGACAATTCGCCATTTTGGAATGTACCCTTATCGTGTTCTGCATCCATGTCATCTGCATATAGCGGATTATCTTCGCTCTGATTGATCGCAAGTGAGTATTCCACCATCTTCGCGACTGTTGCCGGTTCACTGTATGTCGGTTTGTTTCCCGTCCCCGAATAGTCATACATGCCGACGATCAGCATGCTCAATCCTTTGATTGCCATATCATTTCATCTCCTTTTTTATTTTGTTTTCGATGGTATCCGCCATCGCTTTTACTGCTGTTTTTTTATTCTTCGTTACTGCTCTGTTTACAAATGGATTTTTCTTTCTAAACGATGTTCCACTATTTACAGAACGAGCGATAACCTGGTTTGGAACACCTTTCGGATACTTCTTCGTTTTGTCACGACCATATCCATCCCATCCGACTTTGGCATTCACAAAATCACTATCTTCTTGTATAGGAGCAATCCCCATTCCCTCAATCAAATCTGCTTTTTGCCTATTTGATATCCCGCTTATAGGTTTTTCTGGAGATCCGTATCCATTATCTACAGGAATATCTTTGATTTCATCTTTGATTGCGTCTGCAATGATTCCCGCACCTTTATACACGCCTTTGTGAATGATATCGTCAGACACTTTTCCCATCCTTTTTATAGATTTGATATAATCATTCAGTCCTTTATCCTGTATTTTTGCCATTATGCCACCTCAAAATGCCATTCATAATGGATATATCCTGTTTCATCTTCGTATTGTATTGATTCAATACGGCAAGTGATTTCTGCATCTTCTAATGCCCTTGTTATCTCCTGTACCCACGGATCATATTCTTGTTTCGTAAACAGATCGATTGTTCCGTTAATGACCATTATTTCGTGTTTATCGTCAGCATGTAGCGAACCTCCTTCGATTCCTTCCTGCCATACGATGTATCTTTCTTCGCTGCCAGTCTTTTCAAAATGATGAACATCTTTAGTGACCGTCAACAGGGCATCACGTACTCGCTTCAGTAGTTCCATATGGCTCACCTCTTCGCTCCAAGGACAACACCGTGATCGGTATCCCTTCATCGTCTTGGCCATGCTGCACCTGCAATATCGTATACTGCCTGCCGTCTATGCTTGCAATAT